CGATGCGAAACTTCTTGCCAGCCGGTGCCGAATCGCCTTCGGCGGCTTGCAGAAACGTGACGCCAGAGTCGAGTTTGATTGCGTTCATTGGTTCATGGCTTCGTCAGCCTGCTCCGGTGTTGCGCCGGGATAGTTGCCATCCGGCTGGAGATCGACGAACAATCCGAGTTCCTTCATCAACGCCACCTCGGCGGCACGCTGACGCAGTTCGACGTCCCACTGCTTGCCCGCCTTGGCGTATTCACTCGCCAGCGTGGTCGTGTGCGTCCGCAGGCGTGTCTCGGCGGCGTTGGCTTCCTTGGCTGGGTCAACGTGCTCCTTGCCGTCCCACTGCCAAGACCAATCCCACTCGCTGAACGGCGGGACGCCTTCCGGCAGAAGCCCGGCCAGCGTGGCTTCGTTCACCCATGCGGCAAGCAACCGATCGAGCATGCGCCGCTCTAGGTCGTCACGCATCACACGCTGTGTCGTTGCATAGACCTGATGGTCCATGCGACCCGAGGCGTAGTTGTAAGACGACGAATCGAGTGCAGCGACGTTGAACGGCAGTTGCAGGCAACGCCCCAACTCTCCCAGAAGCTGACGCACGAACGCCGGGAACTGGGTCGTCGGCTGCTCTGCCTTGAGCTGCTCGAACGTCCAGCCGTCTGGCAGCGTGACCATCGTTCTTTTTTCGATTGGCATCTCTGCGAACGCTTCAACTTCGTCCACCTCGGCGGCAGGCGAGTTCGTCCGCAGGAAGCCTGCGAAGTCGGCGGCAGTCTCGGCAGCAGCCACGACCGCTTCGGTGTAGCGGCGAAGCTGGGCGAACAGCTTGAGAGCCGGTGCCACTTCAGGAACGCCACGATGCTGGCCGGGCCGGATGGGCCGGAACCAGTGGATCATCTGCGCCGCCGGCACACGCTGGTAGTTCAGTGCGTTGACGTGGTAATTCGCACCGGGATGGTACGAGAGCACCTGATAGGCGAGCACGTTGCCCGAGGCGTCGAACTCCAGCCCATCGACAATCGAGCCATCGACGGTGACGCTAGGCGTGACGGACTGCACCGGCGTCGCCACCATCTCGGCTTCCACGAGCCGCAGGTCGAGTTGCACGCCCGGCAGGCGAGGGTTGCTGATCATCATGGCGAACGCTTCACCGTCCACCACAATCGCCTCACGCATCGTCCGCAGCTTCGTCGCCAGATCGACTTGCCACGACCAATCGAAGAAGAGACGTTCCGCCAGGCGATCCGCCTCGACGTCGCCGCTGTTGAGTTGCAGGCGTGGTCCGGTGCCGATCAAGTCGTTGGCGAGCGTTGCCGAGATTCCGGCGAGATACGAATTGTTTGCCCGCTCGTAGCGAGCACGATTCCGCATCGTCCGACGCTTCTCAGGCGAGAGCGCCGTATCCGCAGCGAAGGCGTCAGCGTTCGCCCAGTGCCGCCGGTCGTCGCCAATTTCGGCGGCGTCGAACTTCGCACGGACGTGAACCGGCACCGCCACGTTCTGCGGCTTGCGTCCCGGCAGCAGCCTGCTGAACAAACCCATCAGCCAGCCCCCGGCGGAATCAGTTTGTTGAACCGCAGCCCACGGCGTGTATTGCCGCTGCCGCTCGCAGCACGGGCAGACAAATACTTGTCAGCCTCGATCATCGAAGCCACATCCTGTGCCTCGACTTCGCCAGCGTCGGTACGCACCCGCTTCGGGCCGGATGCTGTCTCAGCGATCTTGTCGCGCAGTTCGTCGCTCATGCGAGCCACGCTACGGGAAACGCTGTGCGTTCCAGACCGGGTATGCCGTTAGACTTCGACCCAATCCGTGCCACGACGCTCGAAGAGCACCACGTCGGTCACGTTCAGCTTTCGGCAGATGTCGGCGGTAGTTGTCGAAAACACCGCCAATGGCTTGTCTGCGTCAATCATGCCAGACGACAACGCAAACGCCGCCAGTGTCCGACCCTTGCCCGTGTTGCGATACCGCTCCTCGACGTACTGCTCAAGCGTCTGCATCCCACGCCAGACGTGCGAACACGCCCACGCCAGCATTGCACCATCAGCGTGCCACACGGCTACCGGCGTGCAGCTGCTTGCGTCACCCTCAAGCACCTGGGCAACCTCTAGCTGAAACTCACTCGACGGCTTCGTCAGCCGGGAGCGGATCGCCAGCATGTCACGAGGGTCGAGGCCGTCCACGGTGGTCAGGGTGATCTGGTTCATTTGAGACGCTTTACCTGGATGATCTTTTTCCCGTTTGAATTTGTCGGGATTGTGACCTTTTTCCGCTGGCGTCCACCCGCCTCGGTCGCCACGGGCTGCACGCCTGCGATCGACGCCGCCACAGCAGAGCCGACGAGACAGTCCCACCAGTGATTCTCACGGCGGTTGTCCAACTTCCACTCGTCCACGACTCTGCCCCTGGCTTCAGTCCTCACCGGATACTCGCTGGTCAGATGCTCAACGAGCATGTCGTGATCGCCAGCATGGAGCGTGATCGCTTCTGGGTCGCCCATCGCCAGAAGCAGACGGGCGGCGCTGAACGTCTTCCAGAAGTTCGTGTCGTACACGCCGTAGCGTTGATTCGTCGTCGTCTGCCGCATGACCCAGTTCAGTCCGATCTTCTCGCCCCTACCCTTCTTCTCGGTGAGCGAGCCGCCCGACGCACCGATGCCCTTGCCGTGAGATGGCAGCAGCATCGCCGCAAACGTCGAGCGACGGCAGAACGTCCGCACCGTCTCGGTGGACTGCCCCCAGTTGGCGTCAACGAGCACCTGACGCACACGCATGGCGACGCCGTCCTCACGGCTCCAATCCTTGCCAAGAAGGATCTGCGTGAGCGACTCCAAGCCAGCCGACAGCGCCGCCTCGAACCCGGCACCCTTCGCCGCAAGTGCCAGCGTCTTCTTTGCGTTCTTAGCCTCGAAGAACGTAGACGCTTGGTCGGGGTAGGTGCCGTAGGCGACGACGTGACCGCCGAAGGAATCGCCCCACGATGCGACCAGCCAGTACAGAAGTTTGTCCTGAACGTCTATGAACGCCGTCACCGTCTGGTGGGAAAGTGGGACAGTCCCACGAGACAGCGTCAACGCCCGAGCCGCGAGTGCTCGCTTGTCAAGTTTCTCGGACGAGATGTCATCCGCCAGCGGTGCGTTTTGGTACTCCGCTTGGAACGCCGACTCACCACGGTCGATGCGTAGATTCCACGCATGCTGTATCGCCGTCAGTTCGTCGTCGTGCTTTCGCTCCGGCCACGCCACCCGAGACCCGGCGTCCATCGTCACCTGATTCGCCCGATAGAAGGCGTCAGCCGCCGCAGTGCCTTCACCGCTACGCTGCCCCTCTCGACGCATCTCGGAATACTGCCCCCACAGTTCATCCGCCGTCGGCCACTCGTAGACCAACTTCGTACGCTCGCCCTGCCACGACGGGTGACGCATCCGGTCCAGCAGCCTGTCAGCCAGGTCGTCAGGACGAATCACCGTGATCGTCGCCAAGCCGGCGATCTTTGCACCGGGACCGGCGAGACCGAGGATGGCACCGGAGAGGATGCGTTCACGGGTGGCGACCTGCGACGGCGACGCTGACGACTCGTCAGTCTGTGGGTCGTCGATCAAGCAGAGATTCGGGCGTATCGTCTTGCCGTCTGGTCTGGTGTGGCTGATGCCACGGATACGCCCCGTGATGCCAGCGACACGCACAGCCGCACCAGCCGAGGCGGCACCCTTGATCCACGGCAACGTGACCTTGTCTGCCGTCCACCCCATGTGTGTAGGCTCGCCCTCGCACGTCTGACCACGCACCCGAGCGGTGATGCCCTCCAACGCACGCACCGGATAGCACGCCGCCGGGAAGTCTTCAGCCAGCAGGTCGTTCTGCTCTAGGTGACTCTTGAGCGTATCGAGCATTTGGCAGGCTATCGCCTGGTCGGAACCCACGAGCATCACGAAGCTGCGGTGCCCGTAGAGCATCGCCCACAGGCAGGCCCAGATCGACAGCGTTGATTTCCCAGAGCCACGAGGCATGGCGAAGGCGAACAACTCGCCACGCAGCACAGCCGCCTCAATCTTGGCAATCGCCGTCAGGTGATCCGGCGACCACGCCAGAGGGAACGACTCAGAGCCGTACAACTCGCAGAATGACCGGAACGAGTCCCGGCAGGCGTCGCGGCGTTTGGCGTCCTTCACCGGCGGGATGCTGCCGATGTCTCTGCCGGCGGCAGAGATGTTCCTAGACCACTGCCCGCCCTGAGCCTTCTGCCGCTCGTAGCTGCGTTTGGCTGCGTCTGTCTTTTTGGTGCTGCGGGCGTTCATTCAGGAGGCTGTATTTATGGCA